CTCTTTGGCTTTGGTGCAGGAGTGGGAGTCGGAAAAACCGATATATTCACCCAGCAGATAGCCTATGACATTGATGTGTTAAAGATTAAGGTGGGTGTTATCTACCTTGAACAGAATGTAGTGGAGACGGCACAGCGTGTGATGGGTAAGCTGGATAAGAAGTTGTATCACATACCTGATGGCGAATGGAGCAGAGACCAGTATGTCGATTCCATTGATAGGTTAGAAAAGCGTGACCAGTTGTACATGATGGAGCATTTCGGTTCTATGGATTGGAAGACCATTAAAAGCATCATCAAGTACTTTAACAAGGCATACGACATTGACCATATTTATCTCGACCACTTAACGGCACTATCAGCCAATGAGCATGACGAACGTAGGGCACTAGATGGCATCATGGCAGACATGGCGGGGTTGGCGCAGGAGTTGGGTATTATCATTCACTTCATTAGCCACCTGACGACACCAGAGGGTAAGGCACACGAAGAAGGGGGTCGGGTTATGGAGAAGCATTTCACTGGCTCACGGTCTATTGCAAGGTGGTCACACTATATGTTTGGATTGGAGCGAAACAAACAAGAGGAGGATTTAGTTAAACGGCAGACCACAACGTTCAGGGTGCTTAAAGATCGGTTCACTGGTAGGGCTACGGGTATGAAGTTTGGATTGCTTTATAACCAGAAGAATGGTATACTGAGCGAGACGGCACTAATAACGGAAGAGGCATTATGACTAAAATGCTGCGTGATTTAAGTGCAGTTAGGGACAACGGATTAGAGTGCAAGATGTGTAAGCAGGGGGTTATAATTGATGGTCAGGTTCTGATTGCTAAGTCTAAGAGTAGGTGGAAGAAACTGGGAGAATGGGACTGGCACTCCTACTACGGCTTAGATGCCTTATGTAAGGCTATTATTAACAAAAAGCTAGATGAGTATGCGGATGAACAAGACTTTAAGAACAATAGAAAAGAACTTGCAACGGTAGTAAACAATTCACGCACTAGGGATACATTATGAAACTAGAACAGTATGGTTATTGCAGTAAGACGGGCAGGTGTCTCAACCCTTTCGGGGCTAGGCCACTATGGGTTATTAAGTTGGCTGAGAAGATTAGACGTAACGAAGTTGTAACTAATACAGAGGAGGCTTTATTTTGAATGAACATATCAAACGCCTAGCAACTATATGCTGGGACAAACAACTAGATGGTAGGTTGCACTTTGACCAAGAGAAGTTTGCTGAAGTGATTGTCAGTAAATGTATTGAACTGATGGATGAAAACTACAGGGGTGATATGTACACAGGTGATGTGCATGCCTCTGAGTATAACAACTGCATTAACGAACAGGTTGAAACGTTACAGGATTACTTTGGAGTTAACAAATGACAGATGAAGAATTTGCAGAGTTAGCTGAGGTGTATGGTAAGAAGGAGACAGAGCAGGACATAGCCACCTTAGAAAAGAACATTGCTTTAATGCGGGACGCTGAGTTGCGAGTGTGTGTGAAGGAGTTTTTTGACAAATACTTAAACCGCACAGAGGAGAGCAGCGGCGGTAAGATGTTTAACCCAATTGTTGTTAGTTGCTCTAGGGTGATGATGGCAGAACCGCTTAACAACTTGTTGGCTAGGATGGCTGAGTTGTCAGGTGCTGAACCAAAGGAAATGTATGACTAATGAACACTCTGTAAAATTATTCACTGCATATGTTAACGAAAAAATTGAGAAACGAATGACTAAAGATATAACAGAAACACTAGGCCAACGTGAGGGGCGCTACGGTGAGTATGTGAAGGTAGCGGCAACAGCGCAACAGTTAAAAGAAACCTTGCGTGGTGGTGCTAGTTGGAATGGAATGGAGGCGTACATGCAAGAGAGCTTGGACTTAATAGCAAACAAGCTGGCACGTATTGTTAACGGCGACCCATTCTATGATGACAGTTGGCACGATGTAGGTGGGTATGCAAAACTAGTCGAGATTGAACTAAACAAGGGGAAATGATATGATGAAAACAGTATGGGTGCTTTCAGAAGATGGTTCAAATGAAATAGAAAAAGTATTCACACATAGAGAGGACGCTGTAACATATGAGTATAGTTTAGTAGCCCGTGAATATCCCTATTGTGATACACAGTTTGTCATACAGGAGGTACAGTATTACGAGAATAGTTGGAGAGGATACTTAGAATCAATAATAGAAGCTCAGAGTCCGGAACAAGCATATGCCGTTATTACTAATTTACTGGCTAATGGTGGCGCTTACAAGTATGACAATTTCTAACAAGGGGAAGTGATGATAATTGAAGCAAAGAAACAAATACCAGAAAAGAAGTCTGAGTGGTTGTTTGTGCGTAAGAATAGTAAGGGAGAAAACATCTTTCGCAGGGAGACCAACCAAACCGCTGAACATGCTGCAAATGTGTTAAACGACAAAGAAATAGCATTTGTATACAGTGATTCAGGCTCTTGTTTTAGAATCTATAATGAAACAGAAAACAGACACTACCAGTATTACCCAACTACAGGGCGCTGGGGTGTGTATAATTATCAAAAAAGACCGTCCAAACACTATCACAGTAGGTCTATTGAAGACTTTCTTAATAGGTTTTTCTTTAAAGGAAGTGAAATGCAAACAGACAACAGAGCCAGAGTAACAGACCCAACAACCAGCAAAGAAGCTGCTAAGTCTGTAAACGAGTTCTCATCACAACACTACAAGATAATTGTGGCTTGTCTTAAAAAGCATGGCAGTTTAGGCAAAGATGGCATATGGGAGTTGGTAGAGTTAGATAAACAACAAGTAGCTAGACGGCTGCATGAGTTACAACGCGCTGGCCTTATAGAACTAACAGGGAAAGAAGTGTTATCCGCTAGTGGGCGTAAAGAACGTGAGTGGAGAGCAACTTGAGATTAAACTAAACAAGGGAAGTAATGTTACTCGATAACTACAACACACTTAAATGCCCTTCATGTGGAGGAGATTTTTTACATCAAATTAAAGTAGATGTGTTTGAACGAGATGAGGATGACCAAAAAGTTTTACACGTACAAGTAGGCGAATCAAAGATTGTTAAATCAATTGTTGTTAATAACGATATATCTGGAAACCCCAGCTTACGGCGACATGGTTTAACTATTTCTTTTCGTTGTGAGACTTGTGAAGATAAACCTAAGTTAGATTTTGCACAACATAAGGGGTCAACACTAGTCACTTGGAGGGAATATATGTGAATCTAACACTTGACATTGAGACGAACAGCAAGCATGACCATATTTGGATGTGCTACACACATAACAGTGACACAGGAGAGTATGTATGCCACACAAGTGTGCAGACGTTAACACCCTTATTAGACATAGCCGACAGAGTAATAGGGCACAACATAATGGGGTTCGATGCTCCAGTGTTGAACAAGGTGTGGAAGACGAAGATTGGCTGGAACAAATTGAGGGACACGCTCATTATGAGTCGGTTATTGAATCCGGCATTAGAGGACGGTCACAGTTTGGCCGCTTGGGGAAAACGCCTAGGCAACAAGAAGGTCGAGTATTCCCGCATCTGGCACTGGCTAACGGGAAACGAGTACGACAAGAAGAGTACTAAGCCTTACGATGAACCGATGGATAACCTCAACAAGTTCTATTGTAAGCAAGACGTAGCAGTCACAGTTCAATTGTTTGCTAAGTTGGAGGCTGAGTTAGCAGATTGGGGTGAGAGCGTAGAGCTAGAGCATGAAGTGGCTTTTATATTAACTAAACAGGAAAAACATGGATTTAAATTCAACAAAAAGAAAGCTCAGTGTTTACTGGCTACTTTGTCAGGCGAACTTGCTGATATTGAGGGTACATTGCAGGACACTTTTCCGCCAATTAGTGAAGAGAGGGTAAGCGAGAAGACGGGTAAAGCCTTGAAAACTAAGGTTACGGCATTTAACCCAGCCAGTCGCCAGCAGATAGCAGAGAGGTTGCAAGGGTTGGGTGTTAAGTTCAAACAGAAGACAGAGAAAGGGTCTATTGTTGTGGATGAAGGTGTGCTGTCTAAGATTAAGTTACCTGAAGCCAAACTCATTTGTAGGTATCTGATGTTGCAGAAACGTATAACGCAGATAACATCATGGGTAGAGGCGGCAG